CCTGGGATGCTTCTTGTCAAGAACTATATAGCTATTGCTTAGACGGATGGTCTGGACCAACAGATGTGCAGAATATAGATATAAGAGGTTTGGAGATATACCCTAACCCAACTACTGGTGTTGTTAGAGTAAACAAATTGGTAGATGTGATAGTGTACGATATGACAGGTAAAAAGGTTACAGATGAAAAAGAAATTACTATCTTTGATTTATCCTCACTAGATAACGGTATATATAATTTATACATAAACTATAAAGGACTAATCATAAACAGACGTATCATAAAACAATAAATGGCATTTGGAAAGATAGAAAAGGGTATCTGCTCAGCATGTGAGTCAGAACAATGGATAGTACACAAGAATAAGAAGCTTTGCAAAAAGTGTAACGATAAGAGAAAGTCAACAAAGGCAAACAAAAGAAACGCTGATGACGATAAGTGGTATCGTGATGTGTTTGAGAAAAGCGGTAAGACCTGTGAAGAATGTGGTAAACAACTACAAGGCTTCTCTCGTTCTTACGTGTCTCACATATTGAGCAAGGGAGCATTCCCTTCTTACAGATACCACCCAGATAACTATAACATACTGTGTTATGAATGTCATCAGACCTGGGAGTTTTCAGGAAACAGAAAGGATATGAATATATGGCCTAAAAACGAAAGACTAATATACGAGTTGAAATTAAAATATCAACAGTACTCAAACGACAAAAAAAATGGCAAAACCGACTAATCCTGCCTTATACAGCAGAGTAAAAGCTGAGGCAAAAAGAAAGTTTGACGTATATCCTTCAGCGTATGCTAACGCATGGCTTACAAAAACATATAAACAGCGTGGAGGAGGATATAGTGGTAAAGACCCTAGAAAGGGCGCTGACGGTATGTATGTATATAGAGAAGGTGGACACTTAAGTAACATACAAAAACAAATGGGTGAAGAGTATGCAAGAGGCGGTAAATCTCCTGCATGGCAGCGTAAAGAAGGTAAGAATAAATCAGGCGGTCTTAACGAAGCAGGAAGAAAGTCTTATGAAAGACAGAACCCAGGCTCTAACTTAAAAGCACCACAGCCAGGTGGAGGTAAACGTAGAAACTCTTTCTGTGCGCGTATGAAGGGTATGAAAAGAAAACTAACATCTGCTAAAACAGCAAACGACCCTAACTCAAGAATCAATAAGTCTTTACGTAAGTGGAATTGTAAGCACGGTTGTAAGTAATTACAACTTGCCTCTGTTGATAAGAATGCGGAATATAAGATAACCTAATAGGTCAAAGTCTATATCTTCGTCTTCATCTTCTAAGTCTTGCATCTTTCTAGCAAGCTTATCATCAATCCTAGCGTTTATAGAAACTAGTCTGTCTCCCTTGTGAAATATGCCTATGTTATCAAATGCAGAGTTGCCATACTTTCTATTCTTGTCGCATAGCATTGTTTTAAGCTCTTCTAACAATTCTTCTAGCTCTTTCTTAAACAAAGGGTTTACAACAGGCTTAAAATCATTAGAGGCTTTTATAGGCATGTTTCTATCTTTATCGTAGTAATACTTACTGTGTTTAGTCTCTGTATCCATTTATAATAATATCAAAATCTTCTGGATTTGCAGCTTCTACAAATATAACATAATTTTCATTTATATACAATGGTTGTTCTATAACATTTAAGGATGTACCTACAGGTATAGTAACTCGTGATGTCAGCTGATAGTACCTCTCATCAGCAAGTTCCGTAGCTTTTATAGGTGTACTTCTACCAGAAGCTCTATATGATGGGTTTTGAAACACTCCTATGTATACTATAATGTTCCTATCGTTAGATGAGTTTGTGTTCGTAACCCTTAGCTCGTTCAACAAATACTTATCACTAGTGTCTAATATCTGCTTGCCTGAAGTTATGCTTGTGTCTAGTTTTTTTAGTTTAGTTATATATGTTCCCATTGTTACGGTATTAAAGTTTTAAGCACTACTGTATACGACCCAAAACCTGAACCAGTAATACCAGTTTTATCAACCCCAAAAGCTGGGTATATTAAATCTCCAGCAGCCAAATTTACATCTACATCAGCGTTTAATTTTAAAAATCTATTCATCATATTATTACCCGCAGCTGTTGTGTCGTATGAATCAAAAGCTACAACAGTGGCTGTTAAATCTGAATTGCTTCTATCTGAAGGTTCTGCAGCTCTAAATAAACCGAATACAGGTCTAGCATCGTTAGTGTTAAGACTATGCAATCTACTTTGACCATAAAAACCAACAAGTTTACAAGCTTTAGGTATTGTTATACAAGATGGCATATCAAGATAATCTATGTCTATTGTAGTTTCGCTATCGACATCAGGTGGATTATCACTTGCACCTTGAGTCCCTCCTACCTTATGAGTATTAGTCCACGAATGATTATCAATACCATGTTGGCTAGGCGTATGCCAAGAATCGGCAACTAAGGATAAAGAAAAACTAAAGCTTATATATTGATACGAAAAATCAGCTTTTGTTACAATTTGATTTCCCTCTATTGTAACTGTACCAGCAGAAGACCTTGCTATAGTGGTGTCTGTCGCATTACCAAGCTGTATGACTCCTGTTAATTCAAAGTCTCCGTCTGTTGATAGTTTGCTGGTGCTATCGTTGTATTGAAGGCCTGATTCAGCCTGTATAGCAGAAGTGCCGTTTCCTGTTAGTATAGAGTTTGCTGAAAGAGTTGTTGCTCCAGTTCCGCCTTTAGCCACTGGCAAAGTGCCTGTAACATCATTAGCTAAATCAATTTGATTTCTAGTGATTTCTTGACCAGATATTGTAATGTAGTCAGGTGTGCCAGCTAGCGTGACGTTTGTTGAGTTATCAGTACCCGCTGGGTCAACACCTAAAGAAGCTCTAGCTCCAGCAATGTTATTAGCTCCAGTTCCTCCGTTTGCGACAGGTAAAGCTCCAGTAACATCGTTTGCTAAGTCAATATCATTTCTTGTTATTTCTTGTCCTGATATAGTTATGTAATCAGGTGTTCCTGCTAAAGTTACTGCATCATGCGATGTAGGCTCGTTTGCTTTTACTATCTTGTTGTTTGAGTCTAGACCTAAGTTACCACCACTAGCAATAGTGCCAGTTTGTACACCGTCAAGGGTTACATCTCTTTTGAAGATGGCATCAAATAAAGAAACAAATTTTCCTATAAACTTCATATGTATAGACGTTAGTCTAGACTAGTATTAGTATGATAGTGAAGCACGTCTAGACTTTGCAAAAGTAAACAAATATTGAATATCTGTCAAGTATTGTTAATAAATAAATGACTCAAAATACTTTTTGGAAATATACAAAAAAAAGCTTACATTTGTATTATTCAATAGCATTAACTATGTATTCAAGAAAAGATGATGAGGTGATTTTGGTTATTTCTGACCTTCACGCACCTTATCAGCACCAAGATGCTTTAGAGTTCTTGGCTGCTATCAAAGAACAGTATAAGCCGAATGTAGTATTGAACGTAGGAGATGAGTTAGATTACCACGCTCTTAGCTTCCACGCTTCTGACCCAGACCTTGATTCAGCAGGTGTAGAGCTAAAAAAAGGACAGGCTATACTAAAAAAGTTAGAAGAAATATTTCCAGAAATGATACTAGTAGACTCTAATCACGGGTCTATGAAGTACAGAAAAGCAAAAGTAAATGGCATACCTAGGGAGCTTATGGTTTCCTATAATGTAGCTTGCGGAGTTGGAGAAGGTTGGCAGTGGTTTAATAACTTTACTACAGAAATGGCTGACGGACGAAAGCTCTTTATGACACACGGAATGAAAAAGAATGGTGTGCAACTAGCAAGGGAGATGGGTATGTGCGTAATACAGGGGCACTACCATACTGAGTTTAACATACAGTATTGTGGAAACCCAAGTGTATTGAATTGGAGTATGATGGTCGGGTGTCTTATAGACAATCGCTCTATGGCTTTTGCTTATAACAAGACCTTCCCAGCAAGACCTATTTTAGGGTGCGGTTTGATAATAAACGGTCAGCCACACTTAATACCAATGGTTAAAACAAATACTGGCAGATGGAACAAATACCTAACTTTCTAACATCAGGAACTAGACCAACAATAGACGATAGAGGGATTCTAGTTTTTCATATAGATAAGTACGGGGGGATGGAGTTCATGGAAGAGTATTTGGATAGAAACAGAGAAACTATATATGAGTACATACTTGACAGATTGTGTTACTCAGTTAGAGCAGGAGAATCAGAGATAGAGCTTTTTGCACTTGACTTATCTCCAATGCCAATAACAAGCGTTAGAGAAGATTGGATGACATCATTAAAAACCATACAAGACTTCTACTTAGTTAGAGAGGAGTATGAAAGATGTGCTGTAACCAAACAACTAATAGATATATTAAAGAATGAAACTACTAGTATTAAGGTTTAGTTCCCAAAAAGACTCTACTAACGGAATACTGTTTGAGGTAACAGACGTAGGCAAAAGGTTTCTTTGCTACACCTTAGAGGATGAACATCGTGTTCTAAAGGTTAGGGGAGAGACAAGAGTGCCAGATGGGATATACAACATAGAACTTAGAAAGGAAGGTGGATTTCATAACAGATATACTAAAAAGTTTTTTGATATACACCGTGGTATGCTTCATGTCGTTGATGTTCCTAATTTTGAGTATATTCTCATACATACTGGTAATACTGATGAGCACACTGCTGGATGCTTACTTGTTGGTGACTCGCAAGAAAACAACGAAATCATAGAAAATGGCTTTATCGGAAAAAGCACAAACGCATATAAAAGAATATACCCATCAATAGCTAAAGCTATAGAGAGGGGTGAAGAAGTAACAATACATTACAAAACTATAGACAATAATCCTAACATCTAAAACTAAAAAAAATGGACAAAGTAAATCCAATGAAAAAAACTAAACTTGGAAGAAAAAAAAGAAGAACTGCTAGTAGAAACACTGGTGACGTAACAGTACAAAAAGTAACAAATAGCAAATCTAAAACAAAGGTGCTGACTGACCCGTCAAAAGGGGCAATGGTTAAAAAGACCAAAGTTAAAACGAAAATACGTGACGGTAAAGTTCAAAAAGTTGTAAAAACTAAAGAAAGAAAACAAAACATCTTTGACAAACTACAAAGGAAAGTAATGTTTAAGAAGAGAGACAAGCAACAAACTGGTCCAAAAGACGCTAGAAACTTAGCATATGGAGGAAAAATGAAAGATAGATTTGGAATGGGTGGCAAGTTAGCAGATGACAGTAACTACGATTTATTAGACAGACAACAAAACTAAAACCTATGCCAGGATATCACAAATTTAAAATGGACGATGGCGGGAAGCCAAAATCCGAAGAGCCAGTAATGCCTATCAGCAATACTGAGCTACCAGACTTTGACAACTTCATGGCCTATGTAAGACAAAGAGAGAGAGACTACTCAATAGGCTCTGCTAGAGACATGGCTAATGAGGCTAGAAAAAGTGGAAAAGAATCAGACTATCCTACCACTACAGGAATAAAAGGTAAGACGAGACCTTTGGGTTCAGAAGAAATGTTTTCTTATGGAGGTAAAACTGAGGATAAAGCGTTAGGCGGTATGAAGATGAACATGAAGATGGGAGGCAGAACATTTAATACAGAAGACTAACATGGCACGTAGAAAATCAAAATTCTTTGATGATGGCGGTAAAACCGACCAGGAAAAAAGAAGCGAACAACTAGACAAGTCAGCAAAAACCAACACTACAACTGGCGCAACAAAGAAACCATCTATGTTTAATGTCAGCCCAGAAGGAGCTGCAGTGGGTATAGCTACTGGACTAGCAGGATACGGTTTATACAAAGGCGTTCAAGCTGGAGTAAAAGCTATCAAAGAATATAGAGCTCCTTATCAAGATGCTATAAACGCTAGAAAAAAAGAGCGTAGGTTAGATAGAAATACTAACAGACAAGAGAGATTAGCTTTGAGAAAAGAAGCTGGTGATATGAAGGCATCAGGCAAAACTAGCACAGAGATAGCGGCTATGAAAAAAGCTAAAAGAGCTGAAATGAAAGAAAAACGAAGAGAAAGAAGACAGCAAAGACAAAAAACTTTTTTTGATAGCAAGCAGGAACAGCTAACACAAAACCTAGGAAAAGGTGGTAAGCTTGGAAATACAGAAGGATTAACTGATAGACAAATAGATACGCTAAAGAAGCATTCAGAACATCACTCTGCTAAGCACATGAAAGCTATGATTAGCGACATGAAGTCTGGAGCTACTTTTTCTAGTTCTCACAAAAAAGCACAAAAGAAAGTAGGAGCAGGTGATGGAATGAAAATGTCTAAGTCAGACGCTAACTTCAAGGCTTCATTTGGCGCTATATTACAACAAGTAGGACCTGCCGTGGCAAAGATAGGAGCTGGAGCAATACAAGCAATGAATAAAGACGACAAAAAAGCTATGAACGGATTCAAAGCATCTATTAACAGTATGCCGTCAGGCTATAATAAAAATAAATAATATGTGTAGTATATTTTGTATATTAGGCGGTGGCGGTGGCTGCGGCTGTGGAGGAAAATAATGAAGACATTGTTTAAGGTAGAAAAAGATGGTAATGTATTGTTACAAGACCAAACAATAGCATTAGTGCCAGAGCTCTTTGCTGTATATAAACACAAGGACTATGGTAGCAGAGCTATAAAATGGATTGTAAATATGTATGACTACAACAGTCCATACAGAAACTTACCAGAGATGGAAAGAAAAGAAGCGGTGACTCAAGATATTTACGATAAGAAGTCTTGGTATAAGATTGAAAAAGATATAATAAAAGAGGCGTCAGAGAAGTACAAGAAACTTCAGTATGACCCTCTTTTAGAGCAATATAGTGTATTCAACGAGAAGATGGCACAGTTTAATGAGTATGTAAAGAAGATGCCTATAACAGGAGATAACGCTACTGAGCTACAAAAAGTTATGCTTGGTATCGACAAAATAATGGAAGCACGAGAGAAGTTAAGAAAAGTGATTATAGCACGTGGTGAGGAGGATGATAAAATCCATGGAGGCGGTGAGCTTTCGTTCTTAGAAATGATGTAATTTGGCAGTATACAATCCCATAGCGAAAAAAGGTATACCAGAAATGAAATATGGCTCCTCAGAGTTCATGCGTTTCTGGAAGAGAGAGGTGGATAGATGTACGAACGGTTATCAACCTTCTTCAGGGTACTGGATACCAGGCAGTTACTATTTTTATCTTAACTACGCTAGTATATTATCTAACAAAGAAGGCGCAGGTAGAAAGTCTTTAAATCATCCAGACTACAGAGACCAAGACCACGAATACTTTGATTTAATACACCGAGCAAAGCAAGAGGGTAAAGGTTTGATTGTACTAAAAGCTAGGGATAAAGGATTCTCCTATATGAACTCTGGTTTAGCTCTATGGGAGTGGACGTTCTTTAGAAACAATGAAATAGGTATAGGTGCTCCAACACCAGCGTATGTTGCAGCTATGAGGACTAAGATTAACAATATGTGGAATGACCTTCCACCTGAGTTAAAACTTAGAAAAGACCTAAAAGATAACGAGAAAACAATGATGTCTGGTTATCAAATCAAAGAAAAAGGTGTTTGGACAGAAAAGGGTAATCGTTCTATAATGCACTTTAGAACAATGGATAACCCAGATATGTTTAGGGGTGAGCGTTTATCTATGATGATACTTGATGAGGCTGGTGAGTTCAAGCAGCTTATTAGAGCTTATATGGCATCACAAGCTTGTTTTATGGATGGTGCTGTACAGTTTGGTGTACCTATCATTGGTGGTACATCAAATACAATGAGAGCAGGAAACGAAGGTTTTATGGAGCTCTTTTACGAACACGAAAAATATAACTTGCTACAGTTGTTTATACCAGCAAGTAAAGTTTATCACGGTTTCTTCAACCACAAGACAGGCGAATCTGACACTGTGGGAGCACAAGAAGATATAGAAACTAGAAGAGGTAAACTAAGAGGAGGAAAAGATAAGTCGGCATATTACCTGTATGTACAGGAATATCCTTTGACACCAGAGGATGCTTTTATGTCGTCAAATAAGTCACTATTAGATTTAGAAGCGATAAATGAACAAAGAGCGTTATTATTGGCAAACGACAAACACAGGAACATGGTCAGCACAGGAGACTTGGTCTGGGCAACAGATTCAGCTGATGCTACCAAAAACATGGTGGAGTGGGTGCCAAACCCTGAAGGTAAAATACAAATACTGTATCACCCAGAAGGGTCAGTAAAATATTTAGATGTAGGAGGAGTGGATAGTTACTACCAAGAAGAATCTCTTACATCAGAATCGAAAGGAGCTTGCATTATACACAGAAGGTTTGCAGGAGTAGATATGCCAGGAGAGTTACCAATATGTGTGTATAACGACAGACCTTATACGAAAGAAGAGTTTTATGATACTTGTTTAAAAATAGCAGTTTACTACAATGCAGAGTTACTTGTGGAGTATACTGACGAACTATTTTTTAAGTATTTTGAAAACCAAAACGCCTTAAAATACTTGAAGAGAAGGCCAAAAGCGGCTGACTCTCCATGGTCTAAGGTAACAAATAGATTTGGTTTACATATGAAATCATATCAAAAAAATATGATTACAGAATTGTTAGACGATTACGTAAAAAAGAATGCGGACAATATTATGTTCTTAGACTTATTAGATGACTTGAGCGTGTATGGATTTAAGAATACAGACCTTGCTATGGCATTTGGTATAGCTCTAATACATGAAATGGACAACGCAAGTATATTAGTTCGCAGACAAACAGAAGACGAAAACACATTTAAAATACCACACTTTACTAGACAGGGTGGAATAATAAAACCAGTATACTAATGTATTTCCCAAAACAAAATATACCTGATTCACAAAAGAATAAAAAATGGTGCAGAGAGATGATAGAGGCTATAGCTTCGTATCACGGCAATAGTGTAAGACACTCAAGAGAAAGAAGAAAAGACTATGACAACTATATGTTGTTTAATGGTCTTTTTGACCAAAGACAGTTTGAGTACATAACAAATACATTTGGTTTAGCTACACCTGCTCGTCTAGTAAACTATCCTATCATTCAACCTAAGGTAGATTTGATGGTTGGTGAGTTTGTAAATCAACCAATGCAATTTGCTGTATATACAGTAAACAAAGAGGCTGTTTCAAGAAAACTGCAAGCAAAAGCAGACTTGATGACAGAGTATTTATTAGCTCCAATCATAGAAGAGATAGAGGCAGAACTTGGTGGTCAAGACACTGGTATGGCTCAAGTAACACCAGACATGATACCAGACGACCTAGAAACGTTTATGACTAGGAACTTTAGAGAGAATGTAGAGTCTATGGTGTTTCATGGGTTAAACTATCTAAACTATAAATATTCAAACAAAGACATATTTAAAAGAGGGCTATACGACTTATGTATAACTGGTAAAGAGTTCTACAAAACTGAAATAGTAAATGGAGACCCAAGAGTTAGAAGAGTAGACCCAAGAGCTTTGCTATATGACACAAACTCAGACTCTGAGTATTTAGATGATGCTTCTTGGTGTGCAGAAGAGAGATATATGACTGTAAATGAAATCATAGATGAGTTTAGAAATGAACTAACTAATGATGACATATATAAACTAGAAGACTT